ACCGCGTTATCTCCTGGGAGCCTTACGAGGCTTCCCTCGTTTCCGTGCCTGCAGACCCGACCGTCGGGGTGGGGCGTTCAAGCGACACAACCAACACCATCAACATTCGAGGTATCGAAATGCCCCCTGAGCAAACCCAAGTCGACGGCCAGCGCTCTGCAGTTGTGCCGCCAATCGCCAACCCGGCCGACCCGATCAGCATCGAGCGCACCCGCGTTTCTGACCTGCTCGCCCTGGGCGAGCGCTTCAACCAGCGCGACCTGGCTAACGAGGCCATCACCTCCGGTCAGACCCTGGAGCAGTTCCGCGGCGTGCTCCTGGAGCGCCAAGCGCCTACCCAAAAGCCGGCCGCGACCCCAGCGGCGCCGAAGGAAGGCGAGCGCGACCTGCCGGGCTTCCTGCAGCACGACGTCAGCGCCCGCGGCCTGGGCGTCTCCGAGAAGGAACAGAAACGCTACTCGCTGATGCGAGCGCTCAACGCAGCGGCAACCGGCGACTGGAGCAAGGCTGGCCTGGAGCGTGAAATCAACATCGCCGCGGCCACGACCATGAAGAAGGACGCGCGCGGCTTCTACGTGCCGCACGATATCCTCATGCGCGGCCTGTCCAAAGGTGAGCCTGGCAAGGGCGGAGAGCTGGTCACTACCGACCTGCTGCTCGACCAGTTCGCCGACGTCTTGCGCAACAAGACGGTGATGGCGCAGCTAGGCATGGTCATGCTGACCGGGCTCGACGGCGACGTCGACCTGCCGAAGAAAACCAGCGGCTCGTCGTTCGTGTGGCTGGGTGAGGGTGAGGACGCGCAGGACAGCTCGTTCGACTTCACCACTCTGAACATGACGCCGAAGACCATCGCCGGCGCGATCCCGGTCACTCGCAAGCTGCGTAAGCAGGCGTCGCGCTCGATCGAGGCGCTGATCATCAAGGACCTGCTGGACGGTATGGGCGTAGCAATCGACTACGCCATGCTGGCCGGCCCTGGTGGCAAGGCCCCGCTGGGCCTGCTGAAAGACGTCGGCGTGCCTGGTCTGACCTATCCAGCGACCGGCATCACCTTCGGCAAGCTGGTCGACATGCTGACCAAGATCGGCACCTACAACGCCGACCGCGGCGCGCTGGCCTACCTGACCGGCATCATCGAGCGTGGCGCCGCCATGCAAACCCTCAAATTCGAGGGCATCGGTGGCTGCATCTGGGAAAACGACAAGGTCAACGGCCACCGCGCCGAGGCGACCAACCAGGTCGAGGCTGACACCTGGATTTTCGGCGACTTCTCGCAGCTGGTATGCGGCCTGTGGGGCGTCCTGGACCTCAAGGTCGACGCCGCCAAGCTGGCCGCCAGCGACGGCCTGGTGCTGCGTGCGTTCCAGGACGTCGACGTCGTCAACCGTCGCAAAGAATCGTTCTGCATCGCCAAGAAAGCGTCGCAGTAACCGAACCTGAAATAGCGGGCAGGTACGGGGGCGAAAGCCCCCTTTTTTGTCTCTATTCACCCCTCACACAAGGTATTCACCATGACAGCTACAAGCTCACTCCCGAGCGGCTTCGTCGTTGTGCTGCTCGATGACCTCTGGATCGCTGGCGACCTGGTGCCGAAAGGCGAGGCCCTGGCGGTTGACCGTCCGCTGCGTAACGACTGGATCGGCTCGAAACTGGCCCGCGACGCAACTGACGAAGAAATCGAGGCCTACCGCGCCGCCGAGGCAGAGGCCGCGGCCGAGGAGGCCAAGGCAGCCGCTGCAGAAGCGAAGAAGGGCACCAAGTGATCGGGGACGACGATTTTTCGACGTTCTTCGACCCCGCTGACTTTGGCAGCCTGGTTGTGCTGATCGAGCCTGGTCGCGATGCGCGCCAGGTGGCCGGCATGTTCGGCAAGCCTGGACAGACTGGCGCGCTGTATCGCGCCGGCATCGATCCTGGTGCAGCGCAGACCAGGGCGCGGCCCCTGAAAGAGCACCTGCAGTTGCCAACCCGCGAGGTTCCGGCCTCCTGGAAGGCGACGAAGGTCGTTTCGGACGGCGTCGAGTATTCGATCACCGAAGTCGAGCCACTTGGCCGGCTACGGTCCCTGTTGACCCTGATCCCCTACGGCGACCGCGAGGCGCAGCCGGTGGAGCGTGGCAAATGGCGGGCTTCCAACTAAACCTGCAGGCGAGCGGCTGGGTCGACGTAGAGGCGAAGGTGGGGCAGGCCGGCAAAAAGCTGGACCTGGCCGCCGCTCGAGCGCTACGTCGCACGGCCCAGTGGCTGCGCACGCACAGTTCTAAAGAGGTGGCCAGGGAGCTGCGAATCGCGCAGAGCCCCATTCGGCACCGCTACAACATCTACAGCCAATCGACCGCCAACGAGGTCAAGCTTTGGGTAGGTCTGCAGCCTATCGGCGTTCACTACCTGGGCACGCCAAAGCAGACCCCCGACGGCGTGTCGGTTGGCCATCGGCAGTATGACGGCGCCTTTATCTCCCCCATGAAGTCCAGCCAACGCCTGGTGTTCCAGCGTAAGGGCCGCGAGCGGCTGCCTATCAAGCTGGTGCGCGAGGACTGGGAAGGCCCGGCAATGAGCGCGCTTGAGCGCTGGGAGAAACGCGCGCTGAACCACTTCACAGAGCAATTTGAGAAAGAGGCGCGGCATGTCTTCAGCAGCTAAACGGCCGTTCAACGTGCCGTCTGACCTGTTCTTTGCGATCGGCGACGCGATCCATGCTGCCGGCCTGGGCGTCGACGTCGCCAACTACGACGAATTCGACGGCAAGGTCGGCGACGCTTGCGTGCTGATCGAGCTCGAGCGCACTGCACCAGGTACTCGCCAGAACGACGGGCGCTACGTGCACGTAATGACTGTGACCCTGCACGCAGTGGTCGGACGCTTTCGCAAGTTTCCTGCGCTGGAGGCGGTCAACCTGGCTACGGCGCTGGAGCGTCTGGCCGACTGCAACCGCTGGGGCTTCTCCGGTCGCCAGTGCGACCTGCCTCAGGAGTTGCATAGCGGCCCCTCGATCTTTCAGAAGGGCTCCGACGGCTATGACGCTTGGGGCGTGACGTTCCGCCAGGGCATTGCACCTGGTCCTGATCGGCTGCCGGAAAACCCGGTGATAAGCGGCATGCCGCTTGTGTCCTGGAGGGTCGAGGACAATGACGACCCTGATCGATACAGCCCCCTCGAGGCCCGCGATGTTTGACGAACTGATACGCCGACACCTGGCGCCCCTGGTGGAGCGCCTGGCCGAGCTCGAGAGCGAGCTCGAGGACTTGCGGCGCCGATCGGAGAATCACGCGCGTATCGGCGTTATCACTGAGGTCGACCCCGCGGGCCTGTGCAAGGTCAGCCATGGCGACCTGATGACGCCGGGCATCAAGTGGTTTAACCCGAGCGCCGGCAAGGTCGCCGAGACGCTGATTCCGTCGGTCGGTGAGCAGTGCGTGCTGATCAATTACGGGGGCGGCGATGGCGGCGCCCACACGGTCGCGCTGCGAGGCCTGACGTCGGACGCTTTCCCGCCTGCCTCGGTCGAGCCCCAGCTGCACCGCCGAACGTACCCGGACGGCACCGAGAGCAGCTATGACCACGACAGCCATGTCCTCGCCTGGAAGAACGGCGCCACGGCTGTAACCGCGTCGCAGGAGCTCCTCGAGCTGATGATCGGCGCGGCCAAACTCACGATGACCCCTGAAACGGCGCTGCTGACGATTGGCGAAGTCAGCGCCCAGCTCGAGCCGGGCGGGATTCACTTCACCGGCCCGGTGATCACGCACAACGGGCGAACCATCAGCACCGGATAGGCCTCGCCATGATCGGAATTGACAGAGACACCGGGGCGACGGTCGACGACTGGCCCCAGTTCGTACAGCGCGCCACCCGTGCGCTATCGACGCCCCTCGGCACCCGCCAGAAACGCCCCCTCTACGGCGCGAAACTCGTGACCAGGTTGTCGCAGAACCTTGGCGGGCAGCTGCTGCTGCTGGCCCAGTCCGACGCCGCCGAGGCCTTTTACAACGAAGCCAACGGCATCGGCGACTTTGAGCCAGACACGATCGTCGCCGAGCGCGAAGGCGCGGGCCTTCGCCTGCGTCTGACGGGCACCTGGCGCAATCGCAAAATGACGTTTGAGGTGGCCACTTGAGTACGATGCTGATCCCCGGCCTCAACCAGCTGGCCGAGCCTGAAATCGTCAAGGTCGAAGAGTTCGAGCCGCTGCTCGAGGAGTTCAAGGCCGAGGTGCTCGCCTTCGTTTCGGCCAGGGACCCGGCCAAGGCCGCGCGCCTGGCCGAGACGATGGAGAGCGACGGCGAGCTCCTGGTCATGGCCATGCAGGCGTTTACCCTGCGAATCCAGGCCCACGAACGCAAATGGAATGCCCGCATCAAGCAAATGCTGGCCTGGTGGGCCGAGGGGTCGAACCTCAACGCCCGCGCGGCCGACATGGGGCTCGAGCGGCGGGTCATTTCCGAGGGCGACCCGAACGCCTTCCCGCCTGTCCCGGCCGTGGAGGAGTCCGACGACGACCTGCGGCTGCGCTACTACCTGGCGCCGCATGCACCGGCCGCGGGCTCGCGCCTGCAGTACCGGCGCGAGGCCCTGACCCTTGGCGAGCGTGCCAACGTGACGGTAGAGGCGCCCAACGCTGGGCAGGTGGTCGTGACGTACACCTTCACCGAGGACGCTTTCGCGGCGCAGGTCAAGGACGCCAACGGCCGGTTTACTGAGCCGGGCAAGGTTACGGTTACGGTGCTCGGCCGCGACGGCGACGGCACCCCGAGCGCCGAGCTGCTCGAGGCTACCCGGAAGCATTTCGCCCGCGATGACGTTCGGCCCGAAACCGACCAGGTCACGGTGCAGCCGGCGCAAATTCTGCGCTACCGGATTCGCGCAGTCGCCTGGATCAATCCCGGCCCTGACTCGGGGCTCACTGAAACGGCGGCGGTCGCAGCCATGCAGGCCTACGCAACGGCGCGGCACCGGCTCGAGGGTTATGTCGATCCAGCCTGGATCGATGCGGGCCTGATCACGGCCGGCGCCGAGCGCCTGCAGCGGCTCGAGCCGCTGGCCCCGATCGAGGCGGCCGCGCACCAGGCGCCGTACTGTGAAGCGATCGAGATTGAGGTCAGGACCTTATGACCGACTACACCCTGCTACCGGCTAACAGCTCGCTCCTGGAGCAGGGTCTAGACCTTGCGCTCGGGAAGCTGGTCGAGCGCATCACCCCGCCATTCCCCGAGCTCATGGACCCCCAGCAGACGCCGGTCGCGTTCCTGCCATACCTGGCTGCAGACCGCGGCGTCTCGGAATGGAACGCCAAGGCCAGCGAGGAGGAGAAGCGGCTCACGGTAGCCCTGTCCTGGTCTATCCAGCGCCAGGCTGGCACTGACAAGGCCCTGAAATACGCCGTCGAGTCGATGGGCTTCACGCCCAAGGTGACGCCCTGGTATGCCGCGGTTCCCGTCGGTGAGCCGTACAGCTTCGACGTACAAGCAATCATCAGCCGGCCTTGGTCGACCGGTGATCACAACCGGCTGTTTCGCCGGTTGCATGCGGCAAAGAGCGAGCGCGACGACATGTCGATCACGCTCGTTCACGAAACAAGCGGCGGCCTCGGGATCGCAGGCGCTGCCGGCTACGGGCTCGGCCTGGGCGAGCCGGACTATCACGGCGAGTTGCCCGAGGTGGTCCTGCAGGGCGGCCTGGCGGTGGCCAGCGCCGGGCATACGCCGTTGGCTGATGAGGAGTTGTTCCTCGACGGGGTCCTGCCCGACGTCGAGCTGCGCGGCGACCTGATCAGCACCACGGCCGCGCAGACCTACACGACAAACGACTATGACCTCGAGGGGCAGGTATGACAGACATTACGCGCCTGATTCGCTTCACCAGCGCCGGCCTGGCCGAGCTGGTGCAGGCGAAAAATCAGGGCCTGAAAGGCGAAATCACGCATGTTGCCGCGGGCGCCGCGCGCTATAACCCAACCGGCGCCGAGACTGCGCTCAAGGCAGAAAAACAGCGGGTCGCGGTCGGCGACTACGAAGACCTCGGCGCGGGCAGTCTGCGCATTGCTGCGCTGTTCGACGGCGACCTCGAGTACGAAGTCGGCGAATTCGGTTTCTTCCTGTCCACGGGCACCTTGCTCGGCGTGTATTCGCAGGCCGGCGTGCTGCAGACGTACAAGGCCGCGGCTGCCCGGATTCTACAGCGCTTCACACTGAACATTTCGGCGTTGCCAGCGGACAGCGTGACCGTCGTTATCGGCTCCGAAAATCTCAGTGTCCTGGTGGCTGATGAGCTGGCCAAGCTGGCAGCTGCCAGCGTCGACAACATGGCGCGCCATCTCGGGTTGCTGTTCCGGGTTATGGACCTGGAAGCGAAGTAAGGGGCAGCCATGAACGGGCCAGAACTGATCATCATCGAGGGGACAACCTTCGGCTTTGGCGTGACCTGGGAGGATAGCGGGGCGCCTCGGGCACCGATCGATATCGATGGCTGTGCCGCGGTTTTCCGCATCTGCCCTGCGACCAGTAGCCAGGCGCTCGCGGAATGCTCGACTGAGGACGGGGGTATCACGATAGGCCCGGACAAGGGGCAGCTATCGGTGCGCCTGGCGCCTGAGAAGACGGCGGGCACCAGCGGCGCTTTGTGGCTTGGCGCTCGCTACGAGCTGCGTGTCACCTACCCCAGCGGGGACGTTTACAGCCTTGTGCGCGGGCAGGCTCGACTGACTCCAGCGGTGATCGAATGAACGGCGCGCCGACGGTAGTGATCACCAAGGGCGTCGAGCGAATCGTCACGGTCAAGCAGGGGGGCGGCACTGTCGAAGTGCGCCAGGTTCTGGCGCCGAGGCTGAGTGTCGTTTCTATCGGGCTGCAGGGGCCAGTCGGCGCCCTGGCCGAGAACGTGCTGCAGCGCACCCTGCAGGCCGAGCGCGACGCAGGTAGGGCCTTGGCTCTGGCGCAGGGGGCTGACGCCACTCTGGCGGCGCTACTGGAGGACCTGCAGGGGGCATTTACTTATCACGCGGGGGTTATCTCCGCGCAGGAGGGCTAGCTATGGGGCTATTGAGCTCGCTTGAGACGCTGCTCGACTCGGTCAACAACGTCATGGGCGTGATTGACGGAAAGCTCCGTAACAAGGCGGACAGGTCGGACGTATACAGCAAGTCGGAAATTGACGACCCGAATCGAACCCTTGGCGCAAATACTGCGACAGCGTCCCGGCTAAAGGTGCTGCGAACAATTGCGCTCGCCGGTCAAGCCGTGGGCGAAATCGGCTTTGACGGATCGGGCAATGTGACGATGCAGGTCAGTGTGCCAGGACTGGCCAGCAAGGCCGAGGCTTCGGACACGGTAACGCCTGCCCAGCTTGAGGCGCGGCTGCACGAGATTATCGGCGCCGCGCCTGAGGCGCTGAATCAGCTTGAGGAGTTTGCTCGCGCCTTGGGCGAAGACCCGGACTTTGCCAACACTATGTTGACGAAGTTGGGTGCGAAGGCAGACAAGGCAACTACTTACACAATCGTACAGGCTGACGGTAAGTTTTTACTTAAAACATCGCAGGCAGCTGACTCTGCAAAGCTTGGCGGTAATGCACCTAATTACTTTGCATCAGCAGCGTCTGTTACTTCTCTCGAAGGTGCGACGGCCGATGCCTTCACTCGTTTAGCGGCGGCATTCGTGAGTGGCGCCAATAAAATAAACAGCATAGGTACTTGAAATATGAGCTTGGAATCTACAGTCGCCAGCCTGGTAGAAGCATCGAACAATCTAACTTCTGCCGTTTCTGGAAAGATCAAGCAAATCGATGACAAGGTAAAGGCTGCCACTGACGCAGTGCCTGCGATTATTCGGGGGTTGTCGTCGCAGTCATTTTTCATTGACGCAGTCGATGGTAAAGATTCGAATGATGGGCTTACTTCGGCTACACCGCTGAAAACTGCAAAGGCCGCTGAGTCGAGAGTAGTTAGTGGGTCGCAGGTTTCGCTCTACTTTAAAATTCGCCAAGCCCATGATGTGGATTTTGTATTGCGGGTAGGGCGATTGTTCATCGCACCTTATGGGTATACCGGGACTCTGCAAAGCTCGGATCGGCCTTTGCTGCGCCCCGTATTGGGGCCTATCTATGATGGTTGGCAATATGCGTCGGGTCCAAGTGTCGCGTCTGGACAAATCTTTTTCTATGACGTGAACCTTTACGCGGATATTCCGAGTGCGCTGCCGATGAAAAACGACTCGTCTTTCATCCGATACATTGATTCGCACTTGTCCGTGACTATCCATCGCTCGGAAATTACTCTCGGGAATATTCCATTTGCTGGTATGTATTCAGGTTATTCCGCGCGCGACCTTTATATGTCGGCGGTTTCGATTTCTATCAAGCCTGGTAGTGAATCTGGTGCGGCGCTGCTTAAAAATCTAAATGGCACCGCGCCGACTGTTCGAATCGAGGGGAGTACCGTTCAGCTTGTTGGGATTTCTGGCGGCTGGGCAGCTATCTTGCCGCCGAAAGTTGGCAGTAACTATTTGACCAATATGACAATCTAGGGGGAGTTATGATTAACAAGGTAAGTTATGGCGGTAGTGACTACTTTAATATTCCGCTAGATGGTGGGGGGTTGGGTATTCCGAAAGAGGTGCTGACCGCTGCTATCAATGTGCAGGCTTGGGACCTGGTGCGCGCTGACCGTGATCGTCGTATTGCACTGACCGATCATACGCAGGCGCCAGACTCGCCGCTGACCGAGGAGCGGCGCCTCGCGTTTGCAACGTATCGTCAAGCGCTGCGTGATATCCCGCAGACCTACGTCAGT